TAACCTCTGGTTGCGGAATGTTCTCGATCGCCAAGCCTAACCCGCGGGAAATTGCGTCCGTGAGTTCACCAACCTTATCGATTAGCCGTGTAAAGCCCTCGCTCATCGTCATCGCGAACGAGATGCCTGAATCCTCGAGATCGGTAATGATCTCGCCGTTCTCATCGAGCAGTGTCCCCGCCTTGACGAAGGACTCCAACATCGGCCGCATCGCCGAGGGAATCTCGATCCCCATCGAGAGCGCATCGCCGACGTAGTCATTGACCGCCTCGGCCATCCGTTCCGTAATCGCGACCGTGTCAATGCCGGCGGCGTTGAGGAGTTCCCAGTCCTTAAAGAGTTGTTGCGCCTGTTTGTCGAGCTCCTGCCGCTGCATCGCCGGCCCGAGCTCCTCGAGCGTAAACCCGTACTTCTCCGCCACGGCCGTGACCTCGTCCAGCGCTTGCGCCTGAAACTCGGCGGCCTGCCGAAGGAGTTCAAACTCGTTGATGCGCTCCTGCAAGTGGTGCCCGAACGTGGTGACGCCGTCCGGATTCCAGACATCCACGAACGTGATCCCGAGCGCGTTGGCCGCCGCTTCGAGATCCTCGAAATCCTCGTACGGACTATTTGGTCCCACTAGGTCCGCGTGCATGTCGCGCGTCATCTCGGCGAGCGCCCGTTGAAATCCCTCGGCGGCCCCCTGCGCCTCGACAATGTTGCGGAACACCTCACTGAACATCGACACGACGATCCCGACGCCCATGCCAGCGGCCATGTTGTTCTGGGCGTCCGTACCCTCCATCCCCTTCGCGATCGCTGACGCGATCGTCGCGCTGAGCCCCTCAGTTAACTGCGCCCCGAGTACTTTAGCCATCCCTGGGCCGCGGGCCGACATCGCTTTCTCAAAGATCGCCGGGATCGTGTCCGCGAAACTGGTAAAGGCGTCCTTCCACGGCGTCAGCTCCGGCGGCGGCGCCATGTTGAAGCCCGCCCCGAGATTGATCGGCTCGGTATTCACCAGGTGCGCGAAGTTCTTCCATTTCGATGAGAACTCGATGACACCTTCCGTGGCGTTTCTTGTCGCCAGCCAGATGTCATACATGACCTTTGGCGCCATTTGACCGGCCGCCTGATAGGAGACGATCGCCTCGTCCATCGCCTTGTGGATGTCGAGCTTGGCTTTCGCGGACATCTGCTCGATCGGGATCGCCATCCGTAACGCCGCGATGTAATCGTTCGCTTTGCCGATCGCGCCCGACCCACCGGCCCCTCCGAAACTATTCACGAGGGCGTCGAGCGCGTCGTCGTGCTTCTTGAGCGCCGCCGTATAGGCGTCCTCGATCCGCTTCGCTTCAGCAAGCGCCTTCGCGCGGGCCGCCTCGGCTTTCGCGAGCGCCTCCTTTTTCGCTTTGAGCTCCGCGGCGATCTGCGCCGCCGTCTTCATCGTGGTGTTGGCGGCGTCGCCATGCGACGCCACGGGCGCCAGCGCCGCGCCGAGCCCCTTCGCGGCGCCGGTCACGCCCTCGATCGCTTGTTCCGCGGCGAGCAGGCCCGCGAGCGTCTGCGACCCGCCCATCACATCGCGCAGCCCAGCCGCGGCATAGGTAAAGAAGCTCGTCCACGAGCGCGTCATCTTCTGGCCGGCGTCCATCACGGCGGCGAGCATCTCGCCCGAGTAGATGATGACGTTGTCTTTGAGCTTGCCCCAGGCGTCGCTGGCGTCGGCGAGCCGCTTGATCGTCTCGTCAGACATCGCGATCTGGGCCTCGGTCGCCTCCACCAGCCCGTCCCGGATGCCGCCGATCACTTCCTTCGCGCTCGGGCCGAGGATCGCCAGCGCCATGTCGTACTGGAGGGTTTCGTCCGTGATGGCGGTCAGCGCCGTGAGGACTTCCTTATAGGCGTCCTCCGACTTCATCTTCCGGAGCGCGTCGCCACTGAGCCCGATGTTCTTGAGCAGCGCCTCGTACTGCTCGTCACTCTTCACGAGTTGTTCGGTGACGTTCTGAATGCTCCGGCCGAGCTTCTCCGTCGAGACGCCGCTATCACGCGCCGCTCCCGTCCACTTCTGGACCGCCTGTGTCGAGAAGCCCCACTGATTGCCGAGATCCTTCACCGCACTGGCCGCATCGAAGATCGAGCCGACAAAACCCACGACCGCATCGACCGAGAAGGCGATCCCGACCGCGCCCGCGACTTTCGTGAGCGTCCCCATCCAGTCGGTCGTGGCCTTGCCCGCGTTCTTGGTTTCGTCGGCAATCTTCTGGAGGTTCTTTGGCACGTCCATGCCGAGCGCCTTCATCTTGGCGACCGCTTCATTCGCGGTGGCGCCGAGCTTGGCGAGTTCTTTTTCGGTGAGTTTCGTCGTGCCGCCGATGTCCTCGATCGCCTTGACCATCAAGGTGGCGTCTTGGATGATCTTCACGCCAGAGAACTGGTTCCCCATCGCGGAGAGCCGCTTGCCCGCATTCTCGGCGCCGGCGCCGAACTCTTTGAGCTTGATCTCGGCCTTGTCCACGGCGTCGTAGAAGGAGGAGAAGTTCGCCGTGAAGGTGGCAGAGAGGGCCATCAGTTACTTTCGGCTCTTGGCGGCTTCAGCGCTTAACTGTTCGACGAGCACCGTGTAGACATCGACCGGGAGATCGAGGAGCTCGTCGTACGTCCAGCCCATCGTGCGGCAGATGTAGAGGTCGCTCACGGTGCGCTCACGCCAGCCGGGGCTTTTTTTTCCTCGGCCCGCGCCTCGGTCATCGCACTGTCATGCGCCTGGATCGCGTCGAGGATCTCGCGCAGGGATTCTGGCGTCTGGTTCCGGAGCGCCGCCGCCACGAACGGATACGAGGCGTCGCGGATCCGGATCGGCTTGTCGTCGGCGTCCGTGATCGACCAGTCGATCAGATACGACACCGCCTGCGCGATCCCGAGGTGTTCGAGGTCGAGCTCCGGTTTCTCGCCCGAGCGCATCGTCCCGGCCTTGATGACCTTCGCGTGCGCGTCGCGTTCCTCGCCGGCCGTCAGGTGCTTCCGGACCAGCAGCCAATCGCCGCCGGTGAGCTCGAGCCGGACTTCCTCTTGCTTCCGATACCGTGATCCCATTAGTTCCCTTCAGGTCTTGGGCAGGAGCCGGCCGGTCAGCCGGCCCCCGGAGACAGACACGTCGCCGAGCGGCCGGTACGTCGGCGCCCCTTCGGCGTAGAGGATTTCGAGGGTCAAGGGCGACTGGGTAATCCGGAAGCCGTCCACGTCGAGGACCGCCGCCGAGATCCAGCCGCCCTCAATCGTCCAGGCGCCGAGCCGTGCGGCCCGCTGATAGCCGAGCCGGACCACGGCCGCGGCGCCCTGGAAGGTGACCCGCTGAGAGCCGACCGTCGCCACGACGATCGCCTAGGGTGCGACGCCGCTGACCCACGCGCTCGCGTTCCAGTACGCGCGAGAGCCGTCGCCGAGCCGGACGTACTGGCCCGTCGTCCAGGCCGTGGCGGGCGAGGCCGTCACCGCGGACATGGCCGCGAGGTTGGACGGCGCCATCGCGCCGGCCGGCGAGAATGTCCCAGGCGTGCTGGTGGCGCTCGCGCCCGTCGCCGCGACCATCGACGCCCGCGTCCAGGCGCCATTCGCCATAAACGTCCCGTCGATGGTGACCGCCGAGGTCACGCCGCCCTTGATCGAGGCGTCCACCCACGCTGGGCCTTCCCAGCCGACGTTCGAGCCGGTGGAGGGATAAACCGCGATAAAGCAGCCGGTTGGCGAGTCGGCGAGGTCAAAGAGGATATCGTCGAGGCGATCCCAGAACGCGGTGAACGTGCCGCTGAGATCCTTCAAGCCGACGACGTACCGCTTGTTCGTGTCGCCGAGGCTCGTGGTCTCGACCTTGTCGGTCGCCATCGAGAGGTTGTACTCGCTGATGTTCCCGATCGCGACGTAGGCGTCTCCGGCGTTAAGCTTCGCGGCGATCACGCCTTCTTTGCCGTGGGTGCCTGGATTGTTGGTTGGTGCGGCTGGAGCTGGCATAAGAACCCCCTGATGCTTTCCTGACTGTCAATCGGTTACGCGGTCGAGGTTGTGACAGTCAACCCCGCCCGCTCGACCACGTCCACCAGCGCCGCGACCATGACGCGCCGCCGCAGTTGCGCGATCGGAATGAACTTGTTGGCCGGCGTCATCACGCCGGTACTCTTGTTGTTCTTTTTCCAGTGGCGCTCTTGCCGATTGCCGCCGGTTTCCCAGAGGTAGGCGTGCTTCGCCGTCGCGAGGACTCGCGCACTGACGCCGCCGACCACATCGCTATTGAGTTCGACCCGTACGTGTGATCGGAGATTGCCCGTCACACTCGGCATGGCGCCCTGAGCCTCGACCGCCATCTGTTCCGCCTGCGCCTGGACGATCACGGCCGCTTCGCGCTGGAGATCCGCCGGCAGCTTCTTGAGCGCCGCGCGGAGCTCGTCGAGGCCGGTGATTTTTAGTTGGGCGTTCATCACGGCACCCGGAGCGCGTAATGGGCCGCGATCTCGGCCGCACTCAAGGCCCGCGGGTAGATCGCCACGTCCTGCAAGGAGCCGAGCCAGGAATTGGTCCCAGTATCGTCGAAGGCGATCCGTGCGAGGCCTGTATGCGCCCCATGCGCCTCTGTGACGCTGATATCTAGCGCGCCATCGATATAGATCGCGCAAGCACCAGTCGTCAGTACCACGACCATGTGATGCCATTGGTTATCCCGCACATTCCGCGGCCCGTCGATTAACCCACCGCCTAACCACACTTCGGCCACATTTGAGTTCGTGCCAACGAATAAACTCGCTTCCGGACGGATCGTCAATGCTGGACGTTGACCGGCACTCGACACAGATTGCTTGAACCAATATTCAATCGTCGCCGTGACCGGGACGGTGAGCGCCGTCGCCGTGAGGATCTTCCCTGTCGTCGCATCGAACGTCATCGCCTTGGAGTCGGCGGTCACCCCCGGCGAATTGAGCGTGACGCCGCCGCTGATCGTGCCGGGATTTGCCATCGCGAGATTCCTTGCCGAGCTTCCACTCGGATCGTCCAAGGGCCAATAGTCCGACGCGCCATCGAAGATCACTTGCTCTTGATACGTGAGCCGCACCGTGACCGTCGCCGTCGCCGTCACCGAGCCGTAGACGTTCGAGACCCGCACGCCGTAGACGGCCGTATCTACGATCGGCCCAGTCTCAAGGAACTGGTAGATCTCGCCGGGAAGATCGGCGCCGTCTTTCGTCCACTGGTACGCGAGCGGCGCCGCGCCGGCCGCGATCACCGTGAGGAGCACGACGTCGCCCGCGTCAATCGTCGTACTCTCCGGCCCCTCGACAATCGACGGCGGCACGTTGACCGGCGTCCCACTCGGCGTCGTCCCGCGGCCGACGACCTCGACCGCCGTCACCTGGATCTCTCGGTGGCGTTCGTCGAGGTCGTTCACCGCCTGGACCTGGAACGTCCGGCCCTCGAACACGATCTGGGTTTCGAGCCCGATGCCCGGATGGAACCGGCCGCGAATGAAGAACGCCGCCAACCCCTCCATCGCCTGCGTCCCCGCCGGCTGCACCGCGCAGTACCACGTCGGCGGATCGAGCACCACGGCCGGATGCTCGAGCGTCACCAGATGCCGGTACGACCCGATCCCCATTGCTACGCCAGCGCCGGATCGCGATAGAACGCGAGCAGGTTCTGGAGCTCCTTCCAGATGACCGCGTCCTGCCGGTTGGTCTGGCCGGTGAAGTCGTCGCCGCGATGTTCGTAGAAGTGGACGGTCAGCAGCAGGATGGCGTGCTTGACGGCCACGGGCGCGGACGCCGGCGTCCACGCCGCATCGGCCGCCGGCCCGAGGTACGCAAGCACGGCTTCCTGCGCGGTCGCCAACTTCTCGTCGATGTCCGCATCGTGCGCGGCGTCGGTGATCCGCAGTTGTATCGCTTTGACTTCCGCCGTCGTCCAGAGCGGCCCCGCGAGCGTGACGCGCGAGTACGTCAGCGTCACGACGCCTCCCCGTCCGGCGTCTCCGTGGCCAAAACGGGACTCACCGGGGGAGCGGGCGCCGTGACGCCGAGATCGCGGTTCGCGAGCTCCTCGAGCGAGACGTACTG